GACCAAAAGTGTTAAAAATTAGATGTTCTAAATCAAACACTTACAAGTTCAGCCTTTCTACCTGTGAAATCTTCCCAACGCTTGACGATAACGTCACAATATTTAGGGTCTAACTCCATAAGTCTTGCTTTTCTACCTATCTTTTCACAAGCCATAAGAGTTGATCCTGAACCACCAAATAGGTCTAATACAATATCCATGCCTTTAGTGTTATTTAGTATTTGATACTCCATAAGTTCTACAGGTTTCATAGTAGGATGTAAATCGTTCTTGGTGGGTCGTTTGCATAGGATTAAAGTTGTTTGTTTGCGATCCGTAGCCCATAGATGAGCCGCGCCGTCTTTCCAGCCGTATAAACAAGGTTCATGTTTCCAATGATAATCTTGTCTTCCCATAACCATAGTGTCTTTTTGCCATATTAGGCATTGACGCACCTGCCAGCCTGCATCTTTACAAGCGCCTCTAAAGTTATAGCCTTCTGAATCTGCGTGCCATATATAAAATACTGCTCCAGGCTTCATAACTACGTCGGCAGCCGTAAAAGCGTCTCGTAAGAACTGCCTAAAGGTGCTGTCATCCATAGAGTCGTTTTGTATTTTTAACGCGTCTTTAGTTTTACCTGTGTAATCTACGTTGTAAGGTGGGTCGGTAACTAATATATCGACTAGGCCGTCGGTTAGCTTTTCAACTGCCTCAATGCTAGTTGAGTCGCCACACATAAGCCTATGATCACCCAGCTGGTATATATCGCCTAATTTAGTTTTAGGCTCTTCAGGCACAGGTGGGATTTCGTTTTCATCGGTTAAACCGTCTACTTGTTCAGGCTGTAATAGATTAGCTAGTTCGTCTGCGTTAAAGCCTGTAAGGTTTAGATCAAACCCTAGTTCTTGTAGGTCGGCTAGTTCAATAGATAATAGATTAGTATCCCAATCAGAGTTTAGGGCTAGTTTATTGTCGGCAATAATTAAAGCCTTACGTTGCTCTTTGGATAGGTGGGCTAGTTCAATTACAGGGACTTCGGTCATTCCTAGTTTTTTTGCTGCCATTATACGACCATGGCCCGCAATAATACCGTTATCACCGTCAACCAATATAGGATTAGTCCAGCCAAACTCTTTAATTGAGGCGGCTATTTGGCTTACTTGGTCGTCAGAGTGCTTCCTGGAATTGTTAATATACGGAATTAAATCCGCTAACAAACGCTTTTCGATTTGCATTATTCGTTTGTAGTGCTGTCAGAGTTAGCTTCAGCTTCATCAACTTTAGCTTGCGTTTCAGGGTTGTCCTCTACTTTATTGATTGTATTTTGAACTTGAGGAATAGCCTGCCCTTTTACTTTTGCTACTAAAGGTTCAGCGTGTTCCATAGGTAGTTTATAAAGACCTGCTATTAATAATTCAACTTCTTTGATTTCAAGCTCCAACTTAATGGCCATGATTTGCTCCTTGGTTAGTTAATCAGTTATTTTACTCTTTTTTTTGCTGTTTTTGCAGCCTCTTTAAAAGCTTCAGCAGTAGGCGCGCCTTTTGTGCCTGGCTTTCTCATCGTTTCTTTACTGCCATGCTTAATTCTCTCTTGTTTAGCATGAATGTTTGCGTATAAACCTGGTTTAGTTGCCATTCTCTTCCTCCTCAATAAAACATACGTCTTGCCAAGACATTATAAGATACTTCTCACCGTTGTCGGTCACTTGTTGGTATTTTAAATACTCGTCTTTGCCCATAGTGCCAAATCTAACTTTGTCGCCTACGTTTACAGGCATAGGTTCATACCTGCCTTCTTTTATCTTTTTACCTTGACCAACTGCAATCACTGTTCCCATATTATATTCCTCGCTCATAATAAAGCCAGGGATAACAGACTTCTCACGCTCAATAGGTTTTACTAATATCTTGTCGCCAAACGGTCTAATCATTTTTTAATCCTTTTTGGTTTGTTTTCAATTTGAATAGGTTTAGATTCTAATGCAGGCATAGAAACAGGATCAGGTATGATCTCGTCTTTAGTTCTAGCTACGTTAGCAAAAATAAACTCACCGCACCAATCAGATGGTGATTTATTTAACGTTGGAGGATATCTGTGACAGGTTCCAAGTTGACCGCCTGTAATAAAGAATTTACAAGACAAACAACTGTCTGTAGAATTTGATGTAGCCACTTAATAAACCTCCATTATTATTTGGTTAGAATTCCCAATCAGTCTAGGGCTGGTTGGGTTTTCGTTTTATTAACTATACTTCTTGTGTTCGTAGCAAACTTTTTCAGAACTTCCGCCTTTGAATTGCTTGTCAGCACCAACTGCGTCTTTTTTACCCATAGCAACGCCGCCTTTTAAACTGCCTTTTTTCTCGCCTGAAGCGTCTGAAGCAGTAGCGCCTTTAGGTAATACTTCTTTGTTGTAATATCCCATAATTTTTCCTTTTAGCTAAAAGATTAACCTTGGTTATCAAGATTAAGAGCCTTTATTTTATCAGAAAAAACCTTCTTGAGAACCTTTATTTCATCTATTGTTAATTTTATTGTGTCGTTATTAGACTCGAGTGTTTCAACAGCGAGTATTCCAATTTTTCTAATAAGTCCAAGTCGGTATCGGATGAGGTTACCAGATAAATGGGTGTTACAGGCAGCGCATTGTCGGTGGCAGTTCTGCTCGTTAAATCGTAAGTGTCCTGCACTTCCAATGCTTCGGTAATGGCCTGCATGATATGCGCTGGCACTTTTTGACCCACAACTAATACAACCGTCATCTTGATCCCTTAATCTAATATATTTATTAAAAACTATTTGTGTGTCTTTTAACCAATCTGATCGGCTTTTAATTTTTAACTTTGCTTCTTTAACTTCTTTTTTAATCTTTTTAATTTTTTGGTTGTTTGCAAATTCAATCGCGCACTTCCATTGGCACACTAGCTGAAGCGGTTTTTGAGGTGTAAAGTATGCTTTACATATTCTACACTTTTTAGGTCGTATGGTCGATTTCATGGAACATTACTCCAAGCTCTGCGCCATAAGCTTCTATTTGCATTAAATATTCGCTAAATCCTTTTTTAGTTAGTTTAGATGTAGAGCCAATTAATATTTTTTTACCATTTGGCGTTTCATCGTATTTACGATATCCCTCTTTGGTTAGTTGCTCGTCAAAGTATTCAGGTAAAAACTGTTCTTTAAAATATTCGTGCCAAACTAGTGGCGTGTATTGCTTACCATGAACCCATGCTTGTTCAGATATATCGCGCAAAGGCCCAGCCCACATTCTAGCATTAGCGTCTATTGATCTAGTTTTACGTTCCTCGCGAATAACTACTTCTATTGGATGTTCTTGGTCTAGCGGTGCGTTTTTTAAAGCGTTGATTGCTGTTTCTTGTTGTATAGGGCTTACTAATCTTATTGTGCGCGTTTGATATATATTTCTCATGAGCGTTTTAGTCTTTCCTGAAAGTCGTTGCGACAGTCTATATCGCAGAAGCGTTTTAATTTTGATATAGGTTCACGACAATTAAGACAAAAGCCAGTGGGTTCAAAAATTTTAGATTGTGACCTGACACGTTCAATTGCAAAGTCACGCACTGTCTGTTCTAAATCGCTGGCTTTGTCAAAATCGTCCTGCATACTAGAACGGAATGTCATCCTTCATATCGTCAAAATCTTTAGGCGCTTGTGTTTCAGCTGGAGCTTTAGGTGCTTCACGTGCCTCTTCTTTGCTGCCTAACATTTGCATTTGATCTGCTACGATTTCAGTTGTATAACGGTCTGCGCCTTCTTTGTCTTTCCATTTGCGCGTTTGAAGTCGACCTTCAATATATACAGGCCTGCCCTTTTTTAAATACTCGCCAGCTATTTCTGCAAGCTTTCTAAAAAGAACTATATTGTGCCATTCTGTTTTATCAAGTTTTTGTCCGTCTTTATCTTTCCAGGACTCTGTGGTGGCTAGACTAAAATTACAAACTGCGTCGCCGTTGGGTAGAAATCTTACTTCAGGGTCTTTACCTAAATTACCTAGAACTATTGCCTTGTTTACTGATGCCATGTTGCTCTCCTCTGTTGTGAATAGATGTGACATTAAATAATATATATTTATTGCCTAATTGTCTTTTTAATTCTTGAACTTTAATATTCCTTTTTTCCACAAACTCAATATCTTTTGTGGTAATAGGAAGATTAGTTCCATAAAAGCTATGTAGTAACATATTTTCGCCTCCTAAAATAATGGTTCTTCTTTAATTAAATCAAATACGTTTTGTTTTGGTGCTTTAGTTAATTTGATAACTTGTATATCTTTGTGCGTGTCTTGATACCATTTAGCTTCTTTGTTTGACCAACGGTATTTTCTAATCATTTCACCGTTATCCATTACAGCATGAGTAAAGTTCATATTAATCCTCGCAGTTTCCGCCAATACACATTTTGTTTTTTAACACAGCCTCTTCAATGTCGGCAATAGCATCTTTACCTATAAAGTCATCAGATGCAACACATAATCGCTTGTATAAACTATGTTCAATTTCAGTGACAGAAGTTTTTAATAATAAACCTCTATCGCGAGCATGGTCTGAAATTATAGACGCTATATAATCGGAAGGCGCTACTCCCCACGACTCTACTTCATCATATTTTTTTTGATCTAGTTCCACTTCAATGATAACCGAAAACTTCTTAAGCATCATTTTTAACCCTTTCAATAAGTTTTAACATTTCACTTCTGCCATGCTTGGCTTGATACCTTTCAAGTATTGCTTTTGCGTGAGGTTTAAACGCTTTTTTTAGCCAACGAACCCAGCAGCATTCGTTAGAAAAGTTATAAAGACCTCCTTCTTTATAACAAAAATCACACTTTGTGTCGGAGCGCTTCTCTTGCAAACTTCACTCCAATCTCAAATTTATATTTACCCTTGTCGTAATCATTAATAATTTTTCTAGCCCAGGCTTTAGGATCAATTTTAGGCTTTGAAGCTATTTCGTTTGTTATAGCTTTCATTTTGTCGTGATAAGTTTTAAGTTCATCGTTTGTGGCTAGCCTAGGCAGTGCCTTTATAAACTCTTTAGGTTGGCTGGCTTTTATAGTTTCTAGTATATCGGCCACCGTAGGCATATATTTATTTTTATTTACCCAATCATCAAAGGCTCGGCTTACTTGCATAAATTCATATTTTTCTAGTTTAGCCCACCATACGCGTAACGTGTCTTGCATAGGTTCAGGTTTGGAATAAATACTCGCTATCGTATTCATCATGTCTTTAAAGCCTTTTTTCTCGGTTTCAATCAAAATGACTGCTCCTGTGGTTTTTCGTCTAAAAATCTATGTTGATTTAGCCATGTGGAAGGGTTAGGGATATATTGGCCGTTGTTTTTAAACCATTGTGGGCTTACCTTTTGCCATTCCAACGCATTTAATACCGTAGCTAGATCAGGGTTAGCTTTAGCCCAAGCTTTTCTAGCTGCCTCTTTACCAACTTTTTTAGGGTATGCAATCCAAAACATATCAAAATCCGACAAAGGTTTTATATTGGTTAATGGTTTATGGTTAATGGTTAATGGTTTATGGTTAGCATTGGGTTCGCTATGCGTTCGCATACCAAACGCAGTGCGTTCGCTAACTTTTTGCATTCTATCAGAAAAACTAGCCATTTCCTCTTTATTCCAGCGAATTTTGGCTGATTTTGAAGCTAACTCGGATTTAGCCCTAAAAGCCTCGATTTCAGCCTCGCAACGTTTGTGGATATATCCTTGCTCGGTTTTCTCAAAAAAGTCGGCCAAAACGCTTAAAACTGCCTTTATTTCGCCTTCTTCTCTGGCACAGAGTAAACGCATAAGCTTGGCCTCATCTAAAGGCAAAGGCGCTTCATTTAGGTAATATTGGTCTAATAGCTGCCTATATGCGCCATGCTCTAATAACGTTAGGTGCGCGGTGTCCTTGCGGTAGTCGGCTATATTGTGCTGAAAATAGTGCATAGTTCCTCTAGTCTTTAAATTTACGTTTTAGGAAAATTTCAGGAAATTGAAGCTTTACTTTAGCTGGTATGCCTCGTTTTTTCCACTGATGAACCCTAATTTCAGAATGTTGTCCTTCTAGGCCTAAAAGCTTACATAAAGCCTTTGAACCTCCGTAAAACTCTATAATTTCGCTATCTGTCATCTAATTTACCTTTATTAAAAATAATCTAACAATTTGTTAAATATGTGTTGACTCTACCTAACAACTTGTTATGATGCAACTGTAGTTTTTAAATTTATGGAGGAAATTATGAAAACAAAAGGCATGATCGTAACAGTTCTAGCAGTATATCTATATGGAGCGCTTTGGCTTTACTTCTTATACCCAATACTTTCTAAACACTTTGGAGGCTAATATGACTATTCAACAAGAATACGCGGAAGACTTAATTGACACAGACCCAGTGGAAGTTTTAGCCCACATGGATATGGAACAGCTAGCTGGCACAATTCGTGCTTTATATTGGGCTAATCAAAAAGGCGATATGTTAAGCGTTAACCTTTTTGCTAAATCAATAAGCAATGCCTTTTTTGAGGAAGCGATGGGTATTACAGAAAAAAAGCTAAATGAGGCTAACGTATATCAAGGCCCATACGATGCCATGTATGACGCAGGCCACCAACATGGAGACTTTTTCTAATGTTTAAATACATCCGAAACGTTGTGTTTTTATATTGCAAAGGCTTTACTTTTAAAAAATCTATTCAACTAGCAAAGGGCATTAAATGATTACTTTTAGTGTATGTTTGATTGTAGGCATATTTATTTCTATTTTAATAAATAATAATGGGGAATAAAATGAAACAACATAAATGGCATAAAGAAATAAAAGCTTGGGCTGATGGTGCAGAGATACAAGAAAGATTTATGACTGAAGATATAAAAGAAATTAAATGGAGGAAAACATTAAGAAATCCTTTGTGGGATTGTGATGATATTGAATTTCGCATTAAAACACAAAAAAAAGAACCATTAATTATTTCTGAAGAACCTGTGGCGATTGTTTATTCAATGCAAGATGGTTATGTAGGGCAAATGATTAAAAAGGGTTTGCCACATAAGACTTTGCTATATGCACATTTTGATGAATCACAACCTAAAGAGCCACAATATTTGTATGTGTATGTAAATTTTAATGGAAACTATGAATTATGTATGTCAAAAGAAACAAAAATAAATCGTGCATACATAGGAAAAATTAAACTAGAGGAAACTAAATGAAACAACATAAATTGCATAAAGAAATAACAAGAAGCTATAAAAAAACTATATTGGAAAGACTAGAAAGTGATAATGAATTTTGGGATATTATTTTTAAAACTCAATATCCATTAAGTGATGATGAAATAAGAGATATAGTAATTGAATGTAATTCTGTTGATTTAATTGAAGAAGTAATGCCTGAAACATTAAATGAATTTGCAAGAGCCATAGAAAAAGCACATGGCATAGGAGAAGATAAATGATTACTTTTAACGTATTAAAAAAGATCAACGTCAACAATCATACCGAAAAGAAAGGAAACTTAACTTATCTTTCTTGGGCATGGGCAGTAGATCAATTATTAACTAATGATCCAGCAGCCACCTGGGAATACAAAGAGCCTAAACAATTTAACGACACCTTAATGGTGTTTTGCTCGGTGACGGCTTTTGGTAAAACTATGACCGCCCAGCTGCCTGTATTAGATTACAAAAATAAAGCGGTAGTAAACCCTGACGCCATGGCAGTTAATACAGCTATGCAGCGATGCCTGGCCAAGGCTATTGCTTTACATGGAATTGGTTTATATATCTACGCAGGCGAGGATGTGCCTCAAGAGCAACCAGCTTCAGACGAGGAAATAAACCAAGTATTAGAAGCTATAAATGAAGCAGAGTCTATTGAGTCTTTAAAAGAAATATTTAAAGAGGCTCAAAAAAGGTTTGGTAGTCAGCCTGATGTAATAACGACTATCCGTTCAGCACTATCAACTCAAAAAACTAAATTGGAGGAATAAATGAATCAACAAGAACGCTTAACAAAGTATTTAGAAAAACATGGCAAGATTGATCCATTAAAAGCATGGTCTCAATTAGGCATATATCGGTTAGCAGATACCATTTTTAACTTACGCAAAAAAGGTTATGAAATTAAAACCAATACTAAAAAAGTTAAAAATAAATATAAAGAAGTTTGTCATGTAGCTGAATACAAGCTGGAGCCTCAAAAATGATTGCTAACGATTGCACACATTTAGAGCAAGGCTCAACTGAATGGGTTATGGCTAGGTTGGGCTTTGTTAGTGCCAGCAATATAGCAGAGGTTATGTCAAAAGGTAAAACAGGCGAGGCAATAGGTCGTAAGAAATATAAAACTCGCCTTGTAGCTGAAAGACTAACCATGCAACCTTTAGAGTCTTATTCTAATGAAGCGATGGCGTGGGGAGTTGAAAACGAACCGTTGGCAGCCATGGCTTACGAAGCAGCAACAGGCACGTTTTTAGAAAAAACAGGATTTTGGAAGCATCCTGAAATTCAATGGCTTGGTGTTTCACCTGATCGTTTACTAGGCGACAAACATTTAATTGAAATCAAATGTCCGAATACGACAACGCATTTAGATTATATTTTTGAGAATAAAGTGCCTGGCGATTACTATAAACAAATTCAATGTCAATTATGGGTTACAGGTCGCGAGTGGGCAGATTTCGTTTCATACGACCCACGACTACCATTTAAAAATCGCTTGTTTATTAGCCGCGTTGAAAAAGACCAATCAATGATTAAAGAAATGGAATTAGAAGTAAAACAATTCCTATCTGAAGTTGAAGAGTTAATTTTACGTCTAGAAAATGACAAAAATTGAAAAATGGTATAATCCTATTTGGCAACTACACAGGGAGGTCTTTTATGATCGACCAGGCGTTACTATGCCTCGCGCAAACCATATTCATGGAATCTAGCGTTGAGTCAAAAGAAGCACAAATATCAGTGGGTTACGTTCTTATGCGGCGCGCTGATTTTGATCCAAAGCAAGTGTGTTATGAAATGAAAAAACCTTATCAATTTACTTGGTATGGAAAAATTAAACCACCTGAACGTAAGGAAATTAATCCACACTTTATTAATTTAGCATGGCGCATTATGCACAAACTAGAGCCTGATTATTCTTACGGCGCAACACACTTTCACGATAACTCAATCAAAAAACCTATAAGCTGGTTTAAGCTTAAAAAGACTGCTCAATGGTCTCGCATGGTTTTTTATAAACACGAGGAAACAAAATATGCACAATTTTAATCTTTACGCTAAACAACTTAATGGATTAGATTTACAATCCATGTTAAATCCTAAAAAAATGCAAATACCAAAACCTGATGTTACTTTGGAATATTATGTTTACAGAGGTAAAAAAGGATTTGCTAGTTTTATATCTGCCAACACTAAAGAGCGCAAAAGAGGATGTAATTTACAATTAATATTTGACGGTGAAACTAACCTTTTAAAAGATGTTATTTTTGTTGAAGTGAATCATAAAAATAATCAAAAATGAAAATATTTGATATAGTAATCAAAGTTTTAATGTTTTTTGGTTTTGTCGGTCTTTTGATCGGCATTTTTTTCACGCTTGAACTTTTATTTGGAACTTACATATGTCATTAAAAAAAGAACAATTGTTGGAGGCGGTTGACGCTTTTAATAAGACAGGAAGTGAAACCAAAGCAGCAGAGTTACTAGGCATTAAAAGAGCTTGTTTACAGGGAAGGTTAAAGGCAGCTAAACTAGCAAACCTATTCACAGCACTACCACCTGAAACTCAAATCCCACCTGAAATAGCTTTAAAAGATAAAATACGAACCCTTGAAGCGCAAATAGCTTCATTCAATCGTGACGTATTAAGTGAAAATTACGTTAAGTCTAAAATTCTTAAAATGGTGGATAAGAAACCTTCACCACCAACATGGCTAGTTAAACCTAGCTCTAGTAAATCCGCTCCAGGCGTGCCTACATTGTTTGCATCAGATTGGCATTGGGGAGAGAACGTAGACCCTAACCAAATTAATAATGTCAATTCATATAATATGAAAATAGCTCACAAACGAGCTAAAAAAATGATAGAGGTGGCTATTGATTTATTAAATAATCACATGGTTAACCCTAAATATCCAGGAATTGTATTTGCGCTAGGCGGCGATATGGTGTCAGGCGATATTCACGAGGAATTGATGGCCACCAACGATGCAGAGATTATGCCTGTGGTTATAGACTTATTCGGTGTGCTAATTTGGTGTATATCTACCCTAGCTGATCAATTTGGAAAAGTGTTTGTGCCATGCGTAGGCGGTAACCATGGCCGTAATACCCACAAAATTAGAAACAAAGGCCGTAACTTTACGTCTTTTGATTGGCTAACCTATCAATTTTTAGCCAAACACTTTGAATCAGATAGCCGAGTATCCTTTCACATACCTGACGGCCCTGACGCTATATACGCTATTTACAACCATAAATACCTATTAACCCATGGCGATCAGTTTAGAGGTGGTGACGGCGTTATTGGCGCTTTAGGCCCTATCATACGAGGCGACCATAAAAAGCGGTCTAGGAACGCACAAATAGACATGGAATACGATACAATGATTATTGGCCATTTTCACCAGCTAATACAATTAGAGCGTTTAATAGTAAACGGTTCGCTAAAAGGTTACTGTGAATATGCTTATAGTAATAACTTTGGTTTTGAACCGCCAAGGCAAGCTTTATGGATAACGCATCCCTATCATGGCATAACATTTTCTATGCCTGTCAACGTGGATGTATCTTTTGAAAATTCAGATAAATCAGAGTGGGTAAGCTGGAAAGGCTAAAATGTCTGCAATTATTACAGAGCAAAGCGTAAAAATGATTTATTCAATGCTTCGTAAATTGCCGCCATTTGATTCCTGGAAACTTCCACCTGCATCAAAAATAAAATTTAAAGTTGACCCTGATTTTAAGTTTATGGGCGAGTTAGATGTAAAACCTTACAAAATGACCTTTGGCACTAAACACCAAGAGCATTTTTTAAGCATAGTAACAACCGTGGCTCATGAAATGGTGCATTTGCATTTATACCTGGAAGGAGTCGCGTCTTACAACCAACACAGGCGCATTTTTAGGCAAAAATCTGCTGAAATAGGGTCATTATACGGATTTGACAGAAAAACCCTGTAAAAGCCCACAAAATGCGTTTTAGGGCTATATATTACTTTTATGGAGGAAATAAATGAAAAATACCACTGAAATAAATACTATTTTAGATGAAAGAGGTAAAAATTACGGTGAATTTAAAACTCATGCCGAAATTACTATGATGTTTAAAAGAATATTAGCTGATTATCAAATTGAAAAATTTGATGATGATCAAATAGAAGCTTTGCACATGATATTTCATAAAATAGGTCGTATTATTAATGGCGATCCTAATTATATAGATAGCTGGATTGATATAGCAGGTTATGCTAAATTGGTGTCAGATAGATTAGAAAAAAAAGATTAATGATTTTACTGATGGTTTTGTATTGCAAAAAAGCCATAATTTGCGTAACAAGTAATTTTGCTTGTTATAAATGAAAGGCTAAAATTATGTGGACAACTCCAGCTGTATCAGAAATGAGATTTGGTTTTGAAGTTACTATGTATGTTATGAATAAATAGTAGCTTTAAAAGGTGGATAGCGTTCCTCAGAAAAACATATCCAATTAAGAAAGGGCAGAAATGCCCTTTTTTATTTTACCAATAGCAAATAATGTATTCTAAAGCCAAATGTAGAGGCAAATAGCACATACATAAAAGGCTAATAACAATAGTAAACGCAACAAATACGTCAAAGTTATTGTCCATTACTTTTTAGGATGTGCTTTAGACATTGGCTCTCTTTCGTGAGCTTTTAGTTCACGAGCCAATCTTTCAACTTTAGCTTTTTCTTTTTCCCAATCCTTCATCATAGCCATTTCTTTTTTCTCGTGACGAATAGATGGTTCACATTTTTCTAGTTTCATTTTCATTTTTTAAAAGTCCTCGTTCCTGATTTATCAATAATTAAATTTTGTTTCCTTGGGGTTTCTTTGCTAAATGCAATATGAACCCATCTGTCAAATTCCAAAATAAGTTGATCGTAAATGACATCACTATCCATAAGACGAATAACAATGCTCCTAGGGCTACCAAAGGCAGGGCAAACAAAATCAGCAGCCAAACCTTTAGTATGTGCGCTTGTAGGTTTGCTTCCAAGTGTTGCGTTAACGAGAGGACTACGATAAGCGCTGTTAATATGTATAGGTTTGCCAAGTATAGACCTCACTTTTTCTAGATTATCAGCCAAAAATTTAATGTTATTTAAAATTTCAGGATTGTCAGGCATATTGTTTATGTCTAAACGATCAGCAATTTCAGAGGCATATAGTTCCTCTAAAGTAAAATGCGGAGTTAATTTCATTTAAATTTTAATTTTTCAACAGTTCTTAATGTTCCCATACCTAATAAACCTAATAAGACTGTTAAAAGAGTGTCCATTTGAAAAGGCACAATAATTGGTTGCTGTCCGCAAAGCATAAGAACCCAATTGAGTATAGGGAATATGACGAAGTGTAATCCAAAAGCCACAGAACATATCCAACCAACGCTTGGCCTCCAGCCTGATTTAAAAAAGCTGTTAGATTGAGCTTCAATAGCATTAACTTTAATCTGTTCAATAGCAATTTGAAAATCTTGTCCTGCTAATATAGTTTGTAATTGTTCTTGCGCTTCTTTACGTTTGTTTGTATCAGGAATAACTTTTTCTAATACAGAACCAACAATACCTACAACGGAGTCAATAATACTCATTATTTTTTATCAGCCTTTGATTCTAATTTGTCAAACAAACGTTCAAGAATAGATTCAATCTTATCAAAACGAGCTGTAATATCTACTTTTTTAACATAATTATCTGCTACGTTTAATTCTAATTTTTGCACATCGTCTTTTAAGTTTTGAGTAGCTTCCCATAGTTGTCTTGCAAACCAACCCATAACAGTTAAACCTGCGCCAGCTAAAATATTAAATAAAGATTGAAATTCCATGATAGTCCTTATGATTTCATTATGTAAGCAAGTGAATAGTATGGAGGCAAGTTAGCGTTAGTGCCACTTGTTCCTGCTGTTGCGTTTGTTGTAGCAACTGTAACGCCTGTTGTAACACTTGATGTAACATTTGATGATGTGCCTGATGGATGAGTTCTACCGCCACCGCCTGATACGTCAGTAAGGTAAGAATTTCCTGTTGTTCCTGTGGTATGAGTATGGCCAGGGTCTGTTACTACAGAAGTTGCAGTATGAGTATGAGATACCACGATTGCATCAGCAGAACCGCCTGTGGCATTAACAGCATAAGTGCTACCTGAACCAACAATAAATCTATTTCTTAAATCAGGTGTGCCATTTGTGCCGTCACATAATAAATAACCAACAGGAATAGAACCGATTGATCCTGACCATAAAAGAATCATGCCTGAAGGCACAGTAGATGTTGAAGTAGGAATAGTTCCTAAAATGCCATAAATATTGTCGTAGGTATAAATTAAAACGTCATTAGCGTCTGTTAAAACTAACTTGTAGTTAAAGCCATAAGTTAACCATAGCTCATCAGGAAGTTTACCGTCAGAACCTAAAATAATAGGATTAGCGTGAGGAATGTTTCCATTAATAGTTGTGTATGATGCAAGCGGAGTAGATGAGCCAGCTTGATAGGTATATAACTTGCCTCCTGCTAATGGTAGACCTGTCGTGCCTAAAAAGCTTATTCCGTTTCCTATTGGTGATAGATTAACTGCCATTTTATTTTCCTATATCTGAAAGTTTTGTTTTTGGTTGTGGGTTTAAAGACTTTTTAACTTCTTTAGCTATTTTACGTTGTTTTAAAATTTGTGATGCAGGTTCTACAATACGGCCAACAACAGGCAATCCTCTAATTACTTCACCACCATATTGTTTAGCCATTGACCCAATAGCTGTAGCAGTATTAGATTCATTAACAAAAGAACCTTTTGGTCTAGCCTCTACAATTTTTGCAACTTCAGCTAAATCTTTTAATTGTTTAGAGTTTTCACCAAACAACACATCTAATTTTTTGTTTACATTAAGATTTTCAATTAATTTTTGAAATTTAGCGTTACTAAAGTTTCCGCTTGCGTCTGTAGACTCTCTAATAATATAGTCCAATGTGCCTGAACGCAAATGTTCTAATGCAACAGGATCGTTTTTAAGTAAATCCATTGATTTCATAAAGTCTGCATTTTTTGATCTAATTATAAAAGTTTGAATTAAATCTTTGCTATCAGCAGATTCATTTAATATTTTACTATAAAGAGGATTAGATTTTTCTAAGTCAAAGTCTGCTTTAGCTGTTTTTCTAGCTTTGTCCGCCAACGCTTTTAATACAGCGTCACCTTCTTGCATAGGCAAGTTTTCTAACTCATCTCTTACTACGCTTAAAACGTGTTTCATATTACCGTCACCAGCTCTATCCGCTTTACGCATTTCAGCCGCTAAATCAGAGCGTAAATTTTCAAATAAATTAAAATTCATTTCTTTTGAACCTGACGCATAAGCATCTAATTTACTTCTAATTGTAGCTGGCAAATAATCTAATCTATCTTCGCTTGTAAGTTTTTCAATTGCGTTTTTAGCAAATTTAATACCATCAATAGGAAACTTACCACCAGCTGCGTCTTCTAATGCTTTGTAAGCTTCTTGTGTTTTAGTTTTGTTAGCTTCTTTAATAGTTTTAACTGTATCTATTAAGTTTTCTGCGTCTGCAACGTAATCTGTTGTTGTTACATTAGGCGCTGAATTTTGTTTAATAATAATAGCGTTTTCTTGTAGCGCTTTGTTTTGCTCATTAAAGCGTTCTGCGTGTTGCTCTTTAAATCCACGTTCATTACGTTCACGAGATATAAGAACAGGGTCTTGAGATGCTTGTCCTGCTGTTAATTTTATAGGAACAGGAAGTTCTGAAGCAGTTTTAAGTCTTATGTCGTGTGCAACATCTTCAGGTTTTTGTGATTTAATTACGCCGCCTTCAGCAGATTTACGTCTAGCAAATTGCTCTTTAAGGTCACCTGCTTTAACTCCTACTTGCGCTTTAATAGGAACTGATAATTCACTTAAAGTTGTTAATTCAGGAGCTAAACCTGGCAAGGCTTCAGTTACTTTATTTATGCCATATTCCTCTGATATTTCTGCAACTTTAGGTAAAACTTTTTGAGCTATTTTGCCTCTTGGTTCATAAGTATATTTTTCTGCAAATTTAGCGGCTTCTTGTTCTGCGGCAGTTCCACGCTCACCGTAATGTTTAATAGCACCAATTACATTACCAATAGCAGTTGCGCCAAGTGCCGTAGCTGCTTGTATGGGCGGTTCAGTAATAGCTAATAATGGTTCTCTAACGTATTTGTCAATTACAGTTTGGCTGTTTTTGGTTGGTTTAACTTTTGGTTTAGGCGCTTCAGGTTTAACAGTTGCTTCAGGTTCTTTTGTTAAAAAGCTAACAAAGTCATCCGTAGGTTGTTCTTGCGGTTGTTGTGTTGGTTGTTGCGTTGTAGCTTGAGGCGTGCCTTTTAATCTTTGAAGGCCTTGCTCTTGTAAAATAATAGGGCCACTAATAACGTGACGAATAGTAGGATTAGAAAGGTCAATTTCTTCATCAGGTTTAATTCCTGTTCTTTGAGATACGTTTTTTATGTATGCTTCTGTGTCGTTTTCAGAAGGCGGCGCCCATCGAGATATAACTTCTCGTAATGTTTTTAGTTTATGTTTTGAACCATAAATTCTTAATTGATCGTCAACAGCTTTAATACCTGCTTCAGGCGTGTCAAATTGTTGAAAACCTGTGGAGCTACCAACAGGTCTTATATTACCAACATTAGTAGGCACAGGTGATTTATTTGAGCTACTTGTTAGGAATTGAACGAAATCATCCATTATAGTGAGCCTGTTTCCTCAAGTTTTTTAATATTCATATATTTTTCAATAAAGACTTTGCGTTCTTTTTCGCCTTTAGGAAATAATCTAGCTTTTGCAGCTTCTTTGTCTTTAGCACTTAATTCAGGGTCTTTTGCTATGTTATACAATTCAAATATTTTAGAGTCTGCATTTTTAGACCACATTTGTTGAAAAGCTTTAAAGTTATTATCACCAAATTTTTGGCTAAACTTTTGAGCCGCAGTAGCTTTTAAATCAAGCTCTGTCATGTCAGCTTGCGCTCTACTAATAATGTTAAGTAATACTTTTGGAGGGTATGTTTCATCGCCATTAGCCATTTTAGTTAGCTGTTGGCCTGCTACTGTATCCAACGATCCACCTTTAGCTTGAATATTAGATATTTGAACGTTAGCTAAATCTTTAGATAGCTGTTTATATTTTTCGCCCATTTCTGTGCCTAAAAATGTAGATATATTTCTACCAGCCATACCCATAAATCCAGCTCCTCTATTCCATTCTTCTGACAATAATTCTTTAGCAACCTGTTTTGCTTCATTAAGGTTTCTGCGATCAGTAGTTAAATTAGATTGTCTATCAACTAAAATATTTCTGTTTTTAAACCCAGCGTCTTGATCAACTTTTTCAGTAGGCGCATAAGGCGTAACTGTGGTTGGTGTTCTTACAGGGTAAGGTAGCTGTGAAGGTTGGCTATGCGCAGGTTTATTCATATTTTCTGAAGTTACGCTTGATGATGCCACAGGTTGTGTAGGTGCATTTTGTGGCTCAACATTAGGTAATTGTGATGGATAAACACCTGCTGGAGCTAGCTTATCTAATTGACTTTGAGCGCCAATAGCTTTAGTTAAGTTTTGTGCAAGCCATGATCTGTATGCAGTAATGTCACCTTTTTCAGGTAAACCTGCTAAAGATTGATTTAATGACTGTTCGTTTCCGCCTGCGTTTTTATTAATTTCAGTAGCACGAGCAATAATATCGTCACGACTTAAATCAGGTTTAGTCATTAAAGTAGAAATATTTTGAATAATGTTTTCAGTATGTTTTCTAGTGTTTTCTAATTGTTGTGTATTTAATTGTGTGCCAGCAGATTGAGTTTGAAATTTTTGTTGTTCAATTTTAGGTTGCAAAGTTTTCTTTGCTAATTCTTCTGCAGCCAAGTTTTGCTCTAATACAGATTGAGCTTGTTGAAGTTCAATAGGGTTTAGCTTTTGTCTTTGTTTAAAGTCTTGAGCGCCACGAGCAATACTTAACATATCTGCTAAAGACATTTGTTGCGGTGTATTAACTTTTAAAGCAATACTAGGGTCTATATTAAAAGCCATAATCTATCCTTATTGTCCTAAAATACGACTTAATGCAAACATATTTCCTGCGTTTTGTATTCCACCTGAAATAGCGTTTGCAGCACCAATTCTACCAGCTGCTTCAGCCGCTGCGCCACCTGTAGCAAGATTAGCTACGTTTGTGCCATAGTTTTGAATTGCATTTCCTGTTTGACCCACAGAAGTTTGACCAATACCAGCTATGTTAGCTAAAGTATTGTAAATATTACCACGTTGAGTTTGAAATTGATTGAACGCATCGCCATAAGCATTTTTAGCAAAGTTTAAAGTGTAATCTTGCAATCCTGTTAAAGCATTACCGCCAACAAGACCGCCTGTAGCATTAAATTGATTTCTTAATGCGTTTTGACCTTGACCTAATTGAAATGCGTAATTAGGAGCTAAATATTGATTTAGATCAAGGTTAGTAAATTCTTTTGTAAGATAACCTGTGCCTGTGCCTGTTCCAATAGGCTGCCCTTCTGTATCATATTTTGTGTATTGGCCTGGAAGTAAATTACCTATTTGATTTAATGCGGTATAACCTGCGCCTCTAAATGGCGCTTGTTGTTTGTTTTGTATATCAAATATTTCTCTTTGTAATCTAGCTTGTTCCGCTGTTGCGTCAGTTTGCATCCTTGCGGCATCCTCTGCTGCGTTGGCTGACATAGCACCGCCAATTAAAGAACCGCCTACAGCTATTGCAGCCGAGAACGGATCGTTATAGCCTGGATGTTTTAAAATACCTACAAATCTTGGATTAAACATAATTGCACCTATCGCATTTTAAATAAAGTCTGTCTTGATCCTCTTTTTCTACTTCAAAACCAAGACGTTTACAGAAGTTAATACCTTTTTCATTTCTTTTCATTACAGTTGTTCTTGCTGAACCGTATAAATCTATTGTTTTTCTTAATGTATCTCTTAAGTGCTTTCTAATACTAAATTTAGGTTTTTTAGAATAGCCTATGTGCAATTCGTTCTCTTTTACCATTACAGCGCCAATTACATCGTCACCTTCTTTAAGTTCTACAAACTCCCAATCTTGCATAGCCTCTGCAAACTGTTCAGGTGTGATGTTTAATCTGTCTTTTATAGACAAATAGATAGCATTTATAGCTTTATTACTCATTATAATACGGAATCTTAAACGGCTTTCCGTTAACCGTTACATTAATAAAGCCTGCTGGTTTAGCAGGTAACGTTGCTGTTCCTGTAGTTGCTGTTTGTGAACTACTAAAATTAAGCAAGTTTAAAAAGAATTGTTGCCAAGCACGAGTTGGTCTTTTGGTCGTAGAATCTAAAAACTCCGACTGTGGATAAGGGTTTTGTTGGCTTGTGCCATAAATGTTATTAGCCATTAATTCTCACCTACGGTTGCTTTTAGATTAGCAGATATTATAACCGCATTTATAGGGTCTGTAACTACTACCTCAAAAACTCTATCTCTAGACCAACCTAATCTGCGCCAAATAGCACGATTATTATACTGACCAACCTTACCAATAGAAGTCCAATGCTCATAAGACCAAGTAGAACCGCCGTCATTAGACCAACGAAGCATAGCTTGAGGTATTTTACCTGGATCAACTTGATTGCCTACGCCTGGTTGAAATTGGATTTGTAATTCCTCTAAATACTGACGTTGTAAGTCGCTTACAATATGAGGCGCTCTGCGTAATCTACGAATCTCACCACCGTTGTCGGTATAGTTAGAAGGGTCAAGTAAATAGATTTGACCGTTAGAATGATCACCTACATATACCTTGCCTTGAAATACAGCAGAGCAATTACCACGATGTCTATGATAAGTATTAGTGGTATCTACCCATAACCATTTATGCCACATTCCTGTAGATATGTCATATACCCAAGTTAAGTCTAATGTTGGGAATGAAACCACATAACATTCGTGACCTTCTTGTTGATAAGTCCAAGCTACTGCGTCATCTATATATTGATTTAACAATGTTTGCTCTACAGCGTGAGTTGAAATGCGTGTGGGAACGTAACCTTGCATTTGCATAATTTGCGCTTCACCACGATTGTTTCTAGATACATAAGCAAATGAATTACCTAGTCTAGACATAGAAAATTTGGCTGCTATGCCATGTTGTGTGTTTGTGCCAGGTATTCTTTGGAAAGGGAAAGGGAACGTTCCAACGTTAACCCATACTTCAGATGAAGCTTCACCAAGTAAAAATACTTCACGATTAACTACAATTAAAGATACTAAATCGTCAGGCGATCCGTCTTTAGATGAAAAGCTTAATGGTGGCGTAATAGGGCTTAAAGGGTTAGAAGCTGCGTATTGTTGAGTGCCGCCTTTATTAAATACAAAATAGTTATCTACAATATCAAGCGTATTACCACCTTCAAATGCACCGTCAGATGAAGGTAATACACTAAAGTTTAAAGCATACATTGTGCGTGAAGCTACAGATTGGCTTGTGCTTATAAGGTAATTACCTGTGCTACCAGCTCCTGTTCCAAATGTAATTGTTAATGTTAAGCCTGTGCCTGATCCGCTTGAGGAAGTAGAAACATTATTAGCTGGGACAGAAGTATAGTTACCTGAATTGGTTAATAGAAGAGTTGTTACAGCTCCACCAGCGCCAATAGCTGTAACTGTATAAGTTGCAGGTGTTGTTCCAAAAACACCGCCTAAAACGGTTACAGTATCGTTTACAGCGTATCCTGTTCCAGCCGTTGCAATAGTTTGGCTTAATACCGTGCCTGAACCCAAAGCTGTAATCATGGTATTAGCTATAACACTAGCGCCTTGAATAGATTGGCCAGGGAATAAAGTGCCTGTGGTAGCTGTTACAGTTAAAGTAGTGCCTGACATTGAAGCTGTTAATACTGAAGCTACAGCGGCAGAATTCATTAATGTAGAAGCTACAGTTTGGCTTAAATTAACTGAATATGTGCCAATACCACCTGTTGTTCCTGTTAATTGGCCTGTAATAACAGTTTGCTCGGTAACATTTAAACCAAATAAAGATTGGCTTGCACCAATTGTGCCTTGTGTGACTGCGGTAACTGTTAAAGTTGTGCCTGAAATAGAGCCTGTAAACAAAGCGCTTGAAGGAGTAGATATACGCCATGTGTAGCGATATGATCCGTCAACAATATAAACATTTAAGCCATTGTCAGATATACCTACACGACCTGTTGAGGTATTTAATTGACCCACCATAGTTGGCGTTAATTCATTGGTTAAAACATATACATATTGTCCGACCACAGCCACCATGTAATCGCCACCTGAAACGGTTCGCATACCACGAACTTCTTGGGCGTTTTGAAACGTAATTTTAGAAGATAATCCAGGTGTGGGATATAAAGCTACAACACCTCTTTTGCCCTCGCCTTTTAATGGATCAATTTCAGGCCTAAAGTTAATACACTCTTGGCCATCTTGATAAATGGAAGGTGCTTCATAACTTGGGCCTACAAATCCAAAATCAGCCATTATCTAAAGAATCCGCCTGTTAGTATCCAGCCTGCATCTTTTTGACGGCTAGATAATAGTGCATCGTTAAATCGTGCAGATTGCATAGGTTTCATATTGGTGCGTTTTAATGTTGCTTTAGCTTGTGCAGCAAACGCTACAATCATCGCTATTTGGGTTTGTGAAGCCTTACCATACATAGGCATCAAACGTTCGGCTAAACACCAACGTAGCGCCATAGAATAGCCTTGTGGAAGGTTTATATCGTCATTAATAGAAGCGTAGTTTCTAAACAATGTTTGAGCAAACATATGGATTTCACCTTGTGCAGGATTAGGCCATACAAATACGTTTCCTGAATCTGAATTAGGATTGAAATATAGGGCTTTTGGCCATGGGCCATTTAAAGTCTTTAATCCAATCATGTTGTAGTCATCCAAAGCTAATATAGCTATTGGGTAATCTAAACCACCGTTTACAATAGGTTGGCCGTTTGAATTGGTATTAATACGAACATACGCAGAATCAATATTAAGAGGTTTTTGGTAGTAAGCTTGAATAGTGGTTGATGCGACAGGGCTTGGGTAAGTTACGCTTAATAAATATGTGCCTTGAAAGTTTACATTACCACCTGCGCCTGTTAGGTTTTCTAAAATACGAGTGCCAGCAACAATACCTGATCCACTTATAGTTTGACCTTGTGCAACTGCGCCTGATAATACGTTAGTTACGGTTAAAACATTACCTGTGATAGAACCTGTGAATTGAGCGCCAATAAAGTTAGGTGATGCGTGGTTAGGGCCAATAGTGTATTGAACTTGTCCTGCAATAACAGGCCAAATAATCTCTGTAATATTAAAAACAATCATGTCCTCATTTGACCATTGGTCAATAAGGTCATTTAACATATCAAAAGCGTCTTGTGCTTCCTCTGCCGTTGGAACTTCACCTGAAGCTAACGCACCTATGTCTTTCATTGCTCTTGAGATAATATCTATTGGTTTTGCCATGATTTGTCCTAAATATTAGGTGTAAATGTGTTAGCGAGCCATGGAAAGCCAACTTTTTTGTCTTTTTTAAGCTCTGATAATTGTTCGTCTAAACGAGATTTTATACTAGAAACGCCATCTACGGTTGTTTCCTGATCAATCCAATCTAGAATTGTTTTTTCTCTGACATCTGCATAAGGAATAGTAATTTCTTTGCCTTTAAAATAGTGATTGCTTTCTGTTTCTACAGTATTCTCACCGTCAGTTGCAGTTACATGAAAATAGGCATGAGTAATTAGATCATCCTCTGCGGTTACCTCTAAAAGCTTCCAATTATAGTTGTTCATTGATTGCATCCCAAGTTAGTGTTTCTTCATTCCATGTGTAGCGACCACCGTCTGTAGGATAGTCAACAGGTGCTTTCCATTGTGCTGTTTCCTCATCTAATAACCATGAAGCGTAAGGTTGAGGCGGTATAAATGCGTCTAAATCTGCATCATACTTATACCCAATACCTGCATAGTTCTTACGGATGTTACCGTTGTAAGATGTTTGCTTCCAATTGCCACCAAGTAAGTTAGTGCAGAAAGCAATACCTATTGCTTCGTTTTCTACACCGTCTTTATCGGCTGTGTCTTGGTTAGCAACTACAATTACTTGTGTTACTATGTTTTCTTCGTTAAGTTGTGCGAAATGTGCCATATTTTTCCTTTATCTTGCGTTACTGTTTTTAAATGGGTTTTCTGCAAATGCTGCATAAATTATAGTATTTCCGTTTCCATTAATAGCAACATCGTTTCCTATTAAACGAAAACCATTACTTAATATATCAATTTGCACATCGTTTCTAGCTGTTAATTCTGCAGTTGCATTGTTTGGTTTTAAAACATTGCATCCAGAATAGTTATATGGACTCCTAACAGAATCAAAAGTATGCCAATCATAATTTACAGTATTTTTAATTAAAACATATTTAGGCCTAAATCCTGTGTATATAAATGGGCCTGCATTTTGAATTTCGTTACCAACATAACTACCAAAGCGACTAAATCCTGGTATTTCTGCCCAGCAATAAGCTACCATAGCTGTTGCAGCGTTAGTTGGATTTGATGAGCCAACACTAAATACACTTGAAGTTGGTGATGTGCTATTCCACCATGTTGCACCAGTAGCAACAGCCGCTGTTGAATTTAAAATTAAATATTGTGTGTTTGCTATTGATGTATGCCATACTGCCCAATCAGTAGAAGCTCCTCTACATTTTGTTATAATAAATCTAGGCGCAACGCCAAGTCCATGACCTAATGTTCCATTAGCCGCAGTTCCTGTCCAATAAACCTGACTAAATCCTGAAGTAGTATTAACATTAATAAATGATGTTATTGAACCATTAGTATTAGTTGTAGTTCCTGTAGTAGCTCCAGCTAACCATTGCCATGCTACATAAGTATTTCCATTGATATTAACACCAATAGAACCAGAGTCAGAACCTAAAGTAAATCCATTTGAATTAAATGTGGTTACTGCATTAGTAACTCCAACAACACCGTCAGTAGAGTTAGATTTTAAAATATTAGAGCCTGATAAAACTGAAGTTAATAAATTATTATTAGTTGCATTGCTTCTTGATTTAATCCAAACTAGATCAGGATAAAATTGACCGTTATTTACAATAGTTTGACCTGCACCATTACCTGTATAAAGACTTGCATCCATAAACCTATTGCCCTGTAATATAGTAGGAGTAGGAAGGTTAAATGTGTTTAGTGCTACAAAGCCTGTAGGAGGTGTGTATGTGAATGGTCTTTGACCAAAGTTAAAATTAACTGTTTGACTATATGTATTAATAAAAGGAAATAAGTCAGCTGGTAATGATGACCATGTAGCATTAGTGCCAGCAACAGGGTCGCCAGTAGCTGCAAGAGTTGAGTTATACCAAGTGTTATTTCTACCAAACCATGCTCTGTTATTATCTCTATCTATAGCAATTTGTAAAACATCTCCTGCTGTAAATGTAGAACCAGAACCAGATTGAGAACCAGCAGTAAGAACATTAGATGATGATGTTGCATCTACACTATATGATGCGGTATTACTATTACCACCAACATTTAATGGGTTAGCTGCTGTAGCCAAACCAAAATTAACACCTATAGAACCAGATGTTGTTGAAGTTATAATACCTTCAAAATAAAACTTACCAGATGGTATGGTCATTGTTCCACGAGCAGACTGCCAAGAAGCACCAGATGACCATTGTAAATTTGCTCTATCTAAAGTTCCAGAAGTTCCTTTATCTAATGGGTTCAACACAGCATAATTAGCCACAGTCGCACTTGTATTAGTAGGGACATCAGTCATAGCATCATAAGTGACACCTGCTGTTAAGCTAATGTTGTTAGTTGTCCAGTTATTACCGTTACCTGAACTATCATTACCTAGTGTTGTGGTAGATGTTGTGTTGCTAAAGTTTAGGTAGAAACCGTTAGTGCCATATGTGCCTCTGTATTGGATTGGTTTCCATACACCGTTAGCGTCATTGTTACCAAAGTAATATGGTTCTAGTGCTTGACCGTCAATGAAGTTAATGTCAGTCATGTAACCATCAAATGGTAAAGTTGAACCATCTCTAGCACCAA